GTCGGTGGCCCAGTCGATCGAAGCGCAGAAGGACTTTACGCTGCAGCAGGTCTTCGACGCCGACGAGTGGCTGGGGCAGCTGAAGGACACGATCCGCGAGGTCGCCGAGGAGGCCGCCCGGCAAGGATTCCTCACCGGTGCCGATCGAGTCGGCATGGACGCTTCGTTTGATCCTGACAGCCGAGCCGCTCAAGAGACGATTCGGGAGCTGGCACAGAAGATGGAGGGCGTCATTCGGACGACGGAAGATGACCTTCGCCGGGAGGTGCAGCAGGGACTTGAAAACAATGAAAGCACCGGGACCATCGCGGGCCGCATCCGGCAATACGTGGACGATGACGCCGATACCCGGGCCGAGACCATCGCTCAGACGACCGTCACTGGCGGCTTTGAGAGCCAGCAGCTGGAGGCCTTCCGGTCGGCCGGATTCGAGGGGAAGCGATGGATTACGCAGCGAGACGGGAGAGTCCGTGACTCACACCAGTCGGCGGGCACCCAGCAGCGGCCGCTGGAGGTGCCGTTTGAGGTCGGCGGGGCGCAGCTGATGTACCCTGGCGATCCGAAGGGCCCAGCCGACGAGGTCGTGAAATGTAGGTGCACGATGTTTCCGGTGAAGAGCCTCGACGACACGACTCCTGGACAGCTTGGATAGCTACAGCACCATGCCCGAGCAGCTCGACATCCCAGACGGGGCGTCCCGGCTTGATGCACAGCGCATCAAGCAGGTGAACCGCAACCTGCAGATTCGGGCCGCCTACGATAAGCTGGTCGACAAGTACGGACGAGATGAGGCGCTGCGGCGGCTCGGGGATCTGCACAACCTTGAGCCGCGGACGGTCCGGGCGATTGTCTACGGCCAGCGGTAGGGCCTCTACGCCCGGCACACAGGATGTGTGGCAACTGGAGTATGGGCTGCGCCCGTTACATACGCCAATCTTCTTTGACCCTCTCCTCCTGCACATGCCCTACAGCAAGATCGACGACCACGACGAATGCTCGGACAGCGAGATCGCCGTGGTCAAAGATGATGGTGAGCTGATGGGCTGCCACGTCTCTGAGGAGGCGGCCGACGACCAGATTGCGGCACTCAATGCGTCGGAGGGGAAGTCGACAGAGGTCAAAGGCACAGAGCTTGGGACCCTGATCCGATCGGCGCGCGAGGAAGCAGAAATGTCGCGGGCAGATCTGGAGGAAGAGATGACAGGGGACGGTGCTCGTGCGGCTTCGACGATCGGACAGATCGAGAACGGAGAGATCGACAATGTGCCAGATGAGGCGCTGCGCTCCTTTGCCGCTGCGCTTTCTGGACTGACGATGAGTGACCTGGAGGAGGCGCGTGATGCAGGTGTTCCCGAGAAAACGGTCTCAAATCAGATCCTTGAACACGGCCTGGCTGCGCCAGGGGGCGAGGCGAAGGCAATGGAGGACGGCAAGGTGGGCGGGTATCTCGTTCGGTTCACCGAGCCGGGCGATACCGACATCGATGGCGACTTCTTCACGGAAGAGACAGACTTCGGTCCGCGCAAGTCCACCACGGTCCTTTACCACCACGGCCAAGACAAAACGCTCAAGCGGCGCGTGCTGGACCCTCGCGCCGAAATCAAGATGGACGAGACCGGGGTGTGGGTCGAGACCCAGCTCGACCGCCGCGACAAATACGAGGAGGCGATCTACCAGATGGCGAAGGCGGGGAAGCTGGGGTGGAGCTCCGGCACGGCCAGCCACCTCGTCGAGCGGGAGCGGTCATCAAAGGGCGGATACCACGTCAAAAGCTGGCACCTCGGCGTCGACGCGAGCCTGACACCCACCCCGACGGATCCCCGGAACGAAGCGGTCCCCGTCAATAGCATCAAGTCGACCGACCTATCGAGTACGGACATCGCCCAGGAAGTGAAAGCCCAGGAAGTGAAAGCCCAGGGGGCGAAAGCTCACACGGCGGAAGCCCACGAGGGCGCAGCAGCCGAGAGTCCTTCTTCTTCACAGCAGACCACCGATTCCATGTCGGACCAGACCGAAGACGAGACGAAGAGCCTGAGCCCCCTGGAGGAATACAAGGCGGGCCTCATCACTAAAAACGAATACCGCGAGACCAAGGGCCTAGACGCGCTTGAGAGCGGCGACGTCACGGCCGACGAGGCTGGGGCCGAGGCGAAGGCGGGGCCGGGCGGGGGGAAAACCGTAACCACCCAGAACGAGGCCCCGAACTACAACAAAAAGACCGGCCGCGGCGACTCCGCCGCGAAGGCCTTCAAGCACTGGGCCCAGCACGGGGACGCTTCTGGGCTGCCCGGCGCGATGGTCGGCGGAGAGGCGCGCCCCGACGAGGTCAAGTCCGCGCAGCTTACCGGCGCGACAAAGGTGCACGTCAGCCCGGAGACGGACCAGGCCTTCAAGTCGATGAAGGCCGACCAGGACATGCTGGCCGGAACTGACGCGCAGGGCGGCAACGCGGTGCCGGAGGGGCACTTTAACAACATCATCTCCCGCCGCGACGAGATGATGCTCGCCGAGCAGCTGGGCGTGCGCGACATCCCGGGCCAGGGGACCACCGTCGACGTGCCCATCGACGACAACACCTCCGAGGAGTTCACTCAGACCGCGGAGGCGGCGCAGAACGATCGGGACACGCCGACGATCTCAAACGTCGCGATGACCCTCGACAAGTATACGAAACGGGTCCCGCTCACGAATGAGCTGATGCAGGATGAGGCGTCTCGCCTCATGTCCTTCATCGAGGACTACGTCGGCCGGGGCCAGGCCAAGACCCACAACGACCTGCTGGTGACAGAGGTCGAGACGAACGGCACGACCTTCACGACCTTCAGCGGGACCGACTCCATCGCCTTTGGCGAACCGGAGGACATCCTCGCCGACGACGACCTCGGGTTCTACCTCGACGACTCCGAGTCGGTCTCGTGGGTGACGCGCAACAGCACCCTCTGGTCCATCAAGAGCCTGACCGGAAATGACCGGCAGTATGACCGCGGCCTCTTCAACGAAGGCACGGGGAAGGAGCTGCTCGGCTACCCGGTTCGATGCTCGAACAAAGTGCAGCAGCCGGGCACGACGAACAAGCCGCTTCTTTTCGGCAACTTCAATTACGTCGGCAAGCGAGAGGAGCCGGGATTTACGGTCCTCCGCGACCCGTATAGCCGCGCCGAGGAGGGCATCGTGCAGCTGCACTATTACTTCCGCACGGTGTACAAGGTGCTGCAGTCCGAGGCGGTCGGATACGGGCAGAACGCCTAGACTGACGTTGAGAGGAGCGCCTGAGCGCCATTCAAGCGTAACCGCCCCAAGCCTGACCACCCATGAAAGTCCTCGTCCTCCGCAGCTTTGCCAGTACGCAGCACGGATCCTTCCAGCAAGGGGCGGTGGTGGACATGCCGGAGGGCGCGGACTGGGTGGAGGCCGGCCACGCGGAGCCCGTGGAGGAGTCGGACGGAGACCTCTTCCAGGCCGGCGAGGCTGAGTCCGGCGCGACTGAAGGGGCGGACACGTCCGCCATCGACGTCAGTGAGTACCACACCGGCGGCGGCTGGTACGACGTGCCGGGCTCGGACAAGAAGGTGCGCAAGGACGAGGCGGAGGAGATCCTCCGGGAGGCCGACAATGGATGAGCACCAGCGGCTGATCACATTTCAGGAGCTCGAGGACGAAGCGCTGGGAGGGCTACCATCGACCGTCGACGGGTCCTCACTGCAAGAGGTGGCCGAGAAAGCTATCGAGTACGCCACCCGGCAGATCGAGGAATACCTGCAGCGGCGCTTGATCGCCCGCGAACGGACCGACCTCGGCCGGAACGTCGAGCTGGAATTCGACTACGACGTCTCGACTAACGACACGTCGTTCTACAGCTTCTACACTGGGGACTGGCCGGTGCTAGAGGCAATCGAGGTCTTCCCCGACGACTACACGCTGCAGGTGCACCCGGACAGCCGGCGGTTCTACACCGAGTTCGACAACTTCAACTACGCCATTCGCCGGGTACGGTACTTTGCTGGCTACCGGCGCCCGGGGCAAACCCTCGCCGACCTGCAGGCAATTGATGAACTTTCCGAGCTCACGACCGAGCCGCCGCCGCTCCCGGAGGACATTCGGTCGACGTGCTTACGCCTGACGGTGCACCGCCTGCAGGCAATGAAGGGCGAAGGCCTCGGCCTGGGCCAACGGGAGCTGCGTCTGAGTGCAGGACAGGTCGCTCAGACGGCCGAGGTGGACCCGGACTTCCCTCAGCGAGAGCTGGAGTCGATCGACAAGCATCGGTCAGTCGCCTGGTGACCGGCTACCTGTTCTTTTGCATGCAAAACTGCTCGATGGGAGCCCCCTATGGCCCTCACGCCGCGCCAAGCAGCCGATCGTCTTCGGAAGGCCGGGAAGTTTGAGGCGTTCAACCGAGAGATTGCCCGCGAGGGCGGCCGACTGATCGGCGAGCGGACGGTCAACCGCTTTATGCGGGATACCGGACCGGTTGAGGGCGGCAATCCCCTCGGCGGTCGCGGGAGTCTTCGGGTCCAGACTGCCCGCCTTGCCCGGTCCTACCTGCAGACGCGGGGTCGACTCAATGATAGCGGCGGCTCGGCCGAGTCGATCGTCGACATTGAGGCCGACGAGCTGGGCGCCGTGCTTCGTAAGGGGTCTCGCGTCCCGTACTCCCCAGTCCATGAGTTCGGGTACCAGGGGGTCCAGCAGGTGTCAGCTCACGAGCGCCGCATCACGGAGGCCTTTGGCGAGCCGATCGACCCACAGACGGTTCAGGTGTCCGCGCATCGGCGTTCGGTGAGCATCCCGGAGCGGCCGGCCCTCCGGCCCGGACTGAACGCCGCGGCGCCGAAGGTCGCCGAGCTGAGCCGCCAGCGGCTCTTCGAGAAGGTCGACGAGGTCTTCGCCAGCTGACCCTTTCTTTCACACCGGCAGGAGCCACATGACGAGTCCCAGCACCAACGCCAAGATTGAGGCGCTCGCCGAGTATCTGGAAAATGCCCTCACGGCCGTCCGGGCGGGCCTCAATGTTGAGACCCGGTACCGCCGCGCCTCGGAGACGGGCCACAACCGCGGCGATCAGCGGCAGGTGCTCGGAAAGCCGGTCTACTACCTCGAGGTGCTGCCGGCCAGCACGGATTTCGTTGCCGATAGCC